CATCGACGCGCTGGCCGCACACATCGTGTCCGGCTGCATCGTCCCGCCGATGGAAGTCCGCCCGCGCGAAGAGGGCGGCGTGTTTGTCGTCGACGGTCACCGCAGGCGCCGGGCGTATCTGCAGGTTGCCGACCAGGTGCGCGACGGTAGCGGCGAACTGTGGCTGTCGGTGGTCGCATTCGTCGGCAATGATGCCGATCGCGTTGCCCGCATCATCACAAGCGCCGAAGGCCGCGCGCTGTCGCCGCTGGAAGTCGCCGAGGGTTACAAGCGGTTGATTGCGTACAACTGGACGCCGGAACAGATCGCGCAAAAGGTCGGCAAGACCCGGCAGCACGTCGACCAGGCGCTGATTCTGGCGAACGCGAACAGTGACGTGCAGGCCCTTGTGGCTGGCGGCGGTGTGTCGGCAACGTCGGCCATCGACGCGGTGCGTAAGCATGGCGAGGATGCCGGCAAGGTGCTGGGTGGTGCGGTCGATGCCGCGCGTGCGGCCGGGAAATCGAAAGCCACTTCAGGCGCGATCAAGGGCAAGCCGTTGCCGCGAAAGCTGGTGAGTGAGCTTGAAGAAGTCCTGTTTGAATTCGTGGACACGTACAGCCCGAATGATCGTAAGCCGGACGCCGTTGTCGTCGACAACCTGCTGGAAATTATCGCCGAGATTCGCGCGTGCCGGAAAAAGCAGGCCGAGCGCGGCCAGGCGAAGGCGGTCAAGGATGCGCAGACGGATATTGAGGTGCCCGCATGAATCGGTCCGTGGTCGTGTACGGCCCGCAGCGCTGCGGGAAGACGCGCAATGCCGAAGCCCTGCGCCGGCATTTCGGACTAAACCGCGTCGTCGACGATTGGGACGGTATCAGTGACGTTCCCGCTGCTGGCGCGCTGATCCTGACGAATGTCATCCCGACGCGGTCAAGACAGACGATCCCCTTCGCGAAGGCATGCGCACTGGCACGCATCGAGGCGAAGCCGTGAGCGCCGGCAAAGTCGTCATCTACAAGACGACGGCCGTAGGCAAGACGGGTGACGTTCGCGGCCCCGCGCTCGCAACACTGTCGTCGATCGCGGCCAGCCCGGAAGCCGTCGGTACGTCGACGGCGCACCTTCTGGCCGCGATTGATGCCCTGGTGGTCGTGCACGCGACCGCCGACCAATCGGCCATGACTGGCACACAAGCCGCGTGCAGATCACCGCGCGCGGTGTGGACGGCGGTTTTCTCGCACGCCGAAAACCGCATCAAGAACCTGAAGATCGCCGAGGGCGCGGCGAAGGCGAGGCCCGCATGATCCACACGAAGAACACCCGCGTCCGCGTTCGGTCGACGGAACATGCCACGCAGACCGACATCCGCAACGCACTTGTCGACGATGGCATGTTCTTCCGCGCAAACGTCGGCACGGCCTGGGCGTCGAATGACATCGCAAAGCTGCCCGATGGCTCGCTGATTCTGCGCAACCCGCGCCCGTTTTCGACTGGGTTGCCGGTGGGCTTCAGTGACGTTTTCGGCGCGGTCCCGGTCGTCGTAACGGCGGACATGGTCGGGTCGACCGTCGCCGTCTTCACCGCGATCGAGTGCAAGTCGTCGAAGGGCAGGGCGCGCGAGGCGCAAGAGCGCTTCGCGGTCGCCGTCAAACAGCTCGGCGGCCGTACCGGCTTCGCGCGCAGCATTGCCGATGCCTTGCGCATCGTGAGGGGTGAGTGATGCATGCCGGGGAGTTCGCTCGCCGTCGCGCGAGGATCGTAAGCGACAAGGGCGGCACCTGCCGGTTGCACGGGCCGCGCTACAGGGTCAAGGCACTGCGCGCGCTTGTGCGCCGTGCCGGTGCCGCGCTGATCGTCCCGCATGGGCGACGCATCGGCTACCGCCTGCCTGATGGCAGCGTAGCGTGCGACAAACAGCGGTTTCGCAGCGAGCGGGCAGCCATGTCCGAGCTTGAGCGTATCCAAGCGCGCGCGGCGCACGCGTACATCCCGGTGCGGGCGTATCGGTGCAACTGGTGCGATGGCTGGCATCTGACAAGCCGCGCTTGATGTCCCCACTATCCCCGAACGGGGATAACAAGGTATCCTGTCATCCTGCCCTTACACAGAGCGCCCATGAACCGCACCGCCGAGCTTGACAGAATCATGCGCGACCACGGCTTGACTGCGCGCCAGGTAGGCGAGCTGTTGAACCGTGACGCGCAGACCGTGCGCAATTGGCGCAGCAGTAACGACCGCACCATTCCGGAACATGCCCTGGAAGTCCTGCGCGTGAAGCTTGCCGCGACGGCCGTCGAAGGTCCTGCCGCGTGAGTGAGTTCAACGAAAAGGACATCATCGCCGATTTTGAATCTGCGATGCGCTCCGCTGGCATCGTTCCGGTGTTTCCGCGCGGCGGCGGTATCGAGGTCGGCCCGACAGCCGACGGCAACCCGCGCCGGTTCCATGTCGACGGCGACAGCAAGGGCACGCGCAACGGCTGGTACATCCTATTTGCCGATGGCATCCCGGCCGGCGAGTTCGGCAGCTGGAAGACCGGACACAGCGTGACGTGGTGCGCGAAAGACAGGTCTACGTTGACGCCTGAAGAGCAGCGCGAGATTAACCGCCGGATCGAGGCGGCGCAGATCGAGCGCGAGAAGGCACAGAAGGCGCGCGAAGGCGCGGCAGCGAAGACCGCCAACCTGTTGTGGAACGATGCGGCGCCGGTCGACGGCGACGACCATCCCTACCTTGCCCGCAAGGGCGTGCGATCGCATGGCCTGCGCGTCTGCGACTGGCCGGTGCGCAACACCGCTGGCGAAGTGTTCCGCACGATCGCGAACACACTGATCATTCCGATCATGGACGTGAAGGGGAAAATCTATTCCCTTCAGGGCGTGTTCCCTGCGGAAGATTCTGCGTTCGGTCGTGACAAGGATTTCCTTGTCGGCGGCCGCAAGCGTGGTTGCTTCTTTGTCATTGGACGGCCGGTGCCGGGGCAGCCTGTTGCCTTCGCCGAGGGCTACGCGACAGCCGAGACGATTCACCAAGCGACGGGATGGTGCGTCGTGGTTTGCTGGGACGCGTACAACCTGCCGCACGTTGTCGCGTCATGGCGCGAGGTAATGCCGGCGGCGCTGTTTGTCATCTGCGCGGATAACGACCAATGGACGAAATCGCCGGTCGACAACCCCGGCGTCACGTACGCACGCCGTGCCGCCGCAGAAGTTGGCGCCCGCGTGGTGTTTCCGGAGTTCGCGTGGATCGACCCCGACGATGAAGACGACAAGCCGACAGACTTCAATGACCTGATGTCGCGCGAGGGTATCGAGGTTGTGCAGGCGCAGGTGTTTCCGCCGATGCCGGCCCCGATCGCGCCGCCGGAAGATGATGACGATGCGCAGATGGCAAGCCCCGGCCACTACATCGCGCCGCGCACTGTGCAGGCGTTCGACACGTTCACCCCGTTCCCCGAGTTCGATGGCAAGGGCAAGCCGCTGCCGACGGCGGTCAACCTGGCGGAGCTGTTCCGCAGGATCGGCGCGAACGTGCGCTATGACGTGATCAAGAAGGATATTGAAATCATCGTCCCCGGCCTGCGAACTTCGTTGGATAACGCGAAGGAAGCCAGCTACAACGAAATTTACAACTGCCTGCACCGCGTGCGCATGCCAGTCGGCGGCTTTGACGGCAACCTGTGCAGCCTGGCCGACGCGAACCAATACAACCCGGTGGCGACGTGGATCGACTCGGCGCCGTGGGATGGTGTGTCGAGGCTGCAGGACTTTTTCAACACGGTCACGGCGAAGAATGATACCGAGCTGCCGGACGGGTCCAGCCTGAAAGAAGCGCTTATGCGCAAGTGGCTTATTTCGGCCGTGGCTGCCGCCTACTCGCCGAACGGGGTTGTCGCGCGCGGCGTGCTGACTTTCGTCTCAAAGCAGAACTTGGGCAAGACGCATTGGGCGAAGCGGCTCGCGCCGAAGGACCTGGACGTTATCGCCGACGGCTTGATTCTCAACCCCGCCGACAAAGACAGCGTGATGACCGTCGTATCGAAGTGGATCGTCGAGCTGGGTGAGGTCGACGCCACGTTCCGCAAGTCCGACATCGCCGCGCTGAAGGCATTCATTTCGAAGGACCGCGACACGCTGCGCAGACCCTACGCGCGCACGGATTCGAAGTACGCGCGAAGAACGGTATTTTTCGCCAGCGTCAACGACCCGCAATTCCTGCACGACCCGACCGGAAATACCCGGTGGTGGACGATCCATGCGGAAGCGCTGGACAACAAGCACACCATCGACATGCAACAGGTGTGGGCTGAAGTGAAGTCACTTTTCGATGCAGGCGAGTCGTGGCACCTGGACGCCGACGAAGTGACCGCGCTGAACAGCCACAACAAGCAGCACGAAACAAGCAAGCCTGTGCATGATCTGATCGACAAGGAATTTGATTGGGAGTGCATGCCGACGATCTGGACGACGGCAATGTCCGCTACGGATATCGCGCGAGCGGCCGGCATCGAAAAGCCGTCGCAAAAAGAGGTTAACGAGGCAGCCGCTTACGTCGTCGCGCAGTACAACGTTGAGACAAAGCAGGTCGGCATGAAGCGGTCAAAGCGCTGGATGATGCCGCCGCGCTCCGGTCGCGGGTCGCCGTTTTGAACGCGCCTTCGATCAACGTGGCGCCACGGCGCGGCGAGCGCATGGTCACGCTGCACGATGGCACCAGTGTAAGCAGCTGGTCGCCGGAATGGATGGCTGAATGCGAGGCGCGGGGCATTCTCCGCCTACCCACGCGCGAGCGTCGCCGGTACTACCTGGACATGATCGAGCGTAGGCGAGGCAGGGCGGCGCGGGACGCGTTGGAGCGCCTGGCAACCGCCATCTGGCGGGGCGCAAGGTCCCCGCAGGATGCCGGGGATCAATAGATATTGCGTTACGCGCGTAATGGTGGCAGGATAACCCTGTCGGCCCCACTTCGGGGCCGCATACAAGGGAACCTGCAATGGAAAACGTCAACGCAATCGAGGCTCCAAAGGCCGAAAGAAGATCGGTGGGTGTGCTGGTTCCGGTCGCGGAGATTCGCGAGGACTGCATCATCAATCTGCGCAAGCAGCCTGACGGTAGCCGCTGGCCTGTCGGGACAAAGCTGTATGCCATCGACACCGCCGCCGTGGCGGAGGCAACTTCCGCTCTGCGCGATGTAGACCACGTGATCACGCAATGGCGTGAAAGCGGCAGAGAGCCCGCGTATGGCCAGTGGCTCACGATCCAAGATGTTGTCCGCGCCGCCCTCGCCAACGTCGGGAGCGCGTCATGATCCTGAATCTGTCCATCACCTTGCCCGACGAAACATCGGCAAGCGAGGCTGCTGCCTACTTGCTTGAGCAAGCCGAGAACACTGCCGGCCAACTCACTCAGAAGATCATTGCCCTTCCGGACGTCGACGAGAGCATTTACATGGCTATCGAAGGCGACCGCGAAGCTACGTTCTTCAGGAGCGAGTGATGAACGCCCGTCGCAAGCGTTCATCCCCGGCCCGCAAGACCTGGCATCGCGCGTTCCGGTTGTTCCGCATGATTCGGTGCCCTGTCGAGGGCGTCGAATGGACGACAGCGGAAAAGCGCCGCGAGCTTGAGACGGAATCGTTGCCGATCAACGTCTGTCGCGTGGCGCGAACTGCGGCATGGTGCGGCAAAGTGCGAGACCCGTTGTCCATGCCGGTGCAATTCCGCCGTGGATACCATCGCGCAGGGTGCTACGTGCCTTACACGCTGTTTGGCGCGATCGATCGCGTCGTGAGGCTGCCGCGATGATGGCCGGCCAGCTCCGCGCAATCGACCTGTTCGCAGGCGTCGGCGGCTTCACGACTGGCGCCGAGTCGGCAGGCGTGCACGTCGTATGGGCTGCGAACCACTGGCCGGAAGCCGTGCAGATTCACGCGCAGAACCATCCGCACACCGCGCACGCGTGCCAGGACCTTCAGCAAGCCGACTGGACGCAAGTCCCGGCGCACGATTTGCTGCTGGCGTCGCCGGCCTGCCAGGGGCACTCACCGGCTCGCGGCAAGGAACGCCCGCATCACGATGCGTGCCGCAGCACGGCATGGGCTGTTATCTCCGCGCTTGAATGCCATCGGCCGCAATTCGCGCTGGTCGAGAATGTGCCGGCGTTCCTGAAGTGGACGCTTTACAGCGCGTGGCGTGACGCTGCGCAGGCGCTCGGCTACGCCGTGTCGCCCCATGTGATCGACTTCGCGGACCTGGGCGTCCCGCAGAACCGCGAGCGCGTCGTGATCGTGCTAACGCGCAGCAAGTCGCCGCTCACGCTGCAGCTGCCGAAGCTGGCGCATGTGCCAGCGAGCGACATCATCGACTTCAGCGCCGGACGCTGGTCGCCGATCGAGCGCAAGGGGAGAGCGGTCAAGACGTTGGCGAGGATCGCGAACGGCCGGCGGCAGCATGGCGAGCGGTTCTTGATGTCGTTCTACGGTGCCACCACCGGCGGCAGATCACTCGCCCGTGCCATCGGCACGATTACCACGCGCGACCGCTGGGCCGTGATCGACGGCGACCGCATGCGCATGATCACGGTCGACGAGGCACGCCAGGCGATGACGTTCCCGGCCGGCTACCTGCTGCCGACAAACGGCCGGATGGCGATGCACATGCTCGGCAATGCCGCGCCGCCCGTCGGCGTCGAGCGCGTGATTGCCGCGCTCAAGGCGGCCGCATGAGCCGCCGCAGCGGTACGTGGTGGCACCACTCAAGCGTGCAGCTGGCCCTGCTTACCCTGGGCGTTGACGCGCTGGTGTGGATCGCGCTCGCTTTCTTCCGGTGGTTCCGGTGAGTGTCCTGTTCCGCGCCTTCGTGCAGCGCCGGCACTCCTACGCGTGCCGCTGCAATCGCGCCGAGTGCCAGTCGCGTCGGCGTTTGCCGCGCCATCCGGACGACTACCTGCGCCCGCCGAAATGCCGCAGCTGCGGCAAGGGCGTGTATCGCGTCGACATCTACCGCACCGACGGCCGCGAACAGCGCGGGCACACATGCCGCTGCGGAAATTACAGCTTCCCCCACTGGCGTGGCCGGGGGTACTGCGCGCACAACCCGGCACTGTCGCCCGACATGATGCGCGAGCGCTACGAAACGAGGCAATACGCATGAGTCCGCTGAAACCACTTTCCGACCGGATCGAGGAAGGCATACGCGAGCGCGCAATCGAGCGCGTGGAAGCGGCCATTGTCTCGGCGCGACTGGTCGCCCTGCCGGCCTATGCCGACGCGTTGCGGCCCGCATGTGGACGTCCGTTCGACGTGATCGTCGCGGGCATCCTGCGCGAGGCCGAAACCAAGATTGCCGATGCCGCGCGAGCCGAGGCCGTGCGCATCGAAACCGACAACGTACTGAAGCGGCTGTCTTCCGCGTAACCGGAGCAAAGAGCATGCAAACGACATCGGTAGACCTGGTGTTTTTCTGGATCATGGTGTTGGTCGCGTTCACGATCGGCATGGCGTGCAGCGCGTGGATGCTGCGCGAGGAACGGCGGGACGCGCGCGGAAAGCTGGCAGAAGCGGCGCAGATCGTCGGGCTTGTTGATGGCCTGGTGACGCTATCCGGCGTGCGTCTTCCTGCTGCGGTGAAGCGGCAGATCACTAATTTTGTTGGGAGCGTGCGGGGATGAGGATTGCTCGCGATCAAGCAATTTCCATTGCGGTGGCGTGCGCGAAGGCAAACCCGCCGAGCTATTTCAGCGTGCCGTTCACTCCGCATGACTGGGTGGTGGACGCGATCATGCTGGCCGCCGCGCGGATGCCGGAGAGTCCAATGGATGGCTCCATCCATATCCACAGGGCTAGGGAGCTGCTGGCGTACATGAGCGGCCGCCGGGATGTGCTGTCGCAATCATCTTCAGTTGTCAACGGAGTAGCCGCCAGCGAAGTGAAACTGATCACCGACAGGCTTGCAAAGCTGATCACCGAGGCCGCCACGCCGACGGGAGAGCCGTCATGCTGAAATTCCACGCGGAGCGCGAATTCCGGCGGAACGCAATCGCGCTGACCATCGTCGACGAAGCCGGCAACGATTTCGCGGCGGCCGTGCCGGTGTTGTTCAAGCCGATCAGCGAAAACGAGGCCACTAACCCGGCGCTGTACATGAAGCCGGGCGAGGCGCAGGCGCTCATTGACGCGCTGTGGGATGCGGGGTTGCGGCCGAGTGAGGGCAGCGGCAGTGCTGGTGCGTTGCTGGCGACGCAACAGCACTTGAAGGACATGCGCGCGATCGTGTTCAAGCAGCTGGACGTGACGCCATGAGCGGCGGCGTGCGGTGGGCCGACATCCCCGACCACGGTGGCCGCTACCAAGTGACGCCCGATGGTCGGGTGCGGTCGACGACGCGGGGCGAGCTGAAGCCGTTCCGCAAGCAGCGCGGACGCGGCGGCCTGTACGTCAACCTGTACCAGGACGGCGAAATGAGACGCGTAGCAGTGTCGTCGCTGGTGACGCTGGCGCATGGCACAACCGAGGGAACAAACGCAAAATGACTTCAAAACTACTGATCGGCATCGCCGGCCCGAAGCGCTCCGGCAAGGACACACTTGCGCGCCTGCTGTGTGGTGCATTGAACGCGCGACAGGACAGCTTTGCGGCGCCGATTCGAAACTTCATCGGCGAGCTTATCGGCCTGGACCCGGAGCTGTTGGAGCTGCACAAGGAAACCCCGATCCCCTGGCTGGATGGCGTGACGCCGCGCCAGATGATGCAGACCGTCGGCACGGAGTGGGGGCGCGTCATGGTGCACCCCGAGCTGTGGGTTAATTCGCTGATGGCCCGTGTCAGCCACACGCAGCACGTGGTGATTTCCGACGTCCGTTTCCCGAACGAAGCGCGCGCGATCCTCGCGCATGGTGGCGTCGTGATTGCGGTCGACAGGCCAGGCACCGGCGAGGGTGATTCGCATATCAGCGAGAGCCCGCTTCCGGCCGAGCTGGTTACGTTTCGGGTTCGGAATATCGGCACGCCGAACGATATGCTCGCCGCTGCGCTGGATGGATTGTCGGGTTGCAAGAGCAAGAATACGCTAGTGAGATTCTTCGACGATCTGATTTCGGATGGACTGTTTGGCGGCTCGGCGTGACGCGCGGTAGAATCGAAGGCATGCCGAAGAAGCCGACAGCAACAGCCGCCGAACGCGTACGCGCAAGCGAGTTGCGGAAAATCCGCGATGGCGGGCGGCGTATGCCTGGCGGAGTCATGCCGGCGGATGCGGCCGACGCCCTGGGCGTACTGCAGGCCGAGGGATATGGGGATAGCGCATCGACGTGTATTTATCGGGCTATCGTCGAGGCTGCTGAACGATACCGGAAGTGACGCCAACCTGAACACAGCCCGCCGCGACCCGGCGGGTTTTTCGTTCCGGGGTTGACGGGGTTACGCGCGTAAGTGATACCCTGCGCGCCACAACATCCGAGGATGAACGATGAACACGGCAGAGTTCAAAGCTTTGCGGGCGAAAGCCGGCGAGCTGTTCAGTGCACAGCCGGCGCGCGACAAGCTGAAGGTATCGCTTGATGCCATATTCATGGCGCTGGCGAGCCAGGCCGCCGAACCCGCAAAGGTCCGCAGGACAAGCGATGAAGAGGCCCCGGAGTGGTTTGTCGATACCCTGAAGAAGCTGCGCGGCACGGGGGAGCGCGTGACCGTCGGCCGCTTCCTGCTGCTTGCCGGCAAGTTCCCGTCGACGCGATCGGACGCCCTGAACGTCGGCCGATGGCTGCGGGAAGCTGGGATAACCCCGCGCAAAACTGGCGGGAACATGCTGTTTGAATTGTGACCGGATGCTGAAGACGTAGACGGCAGGGGTTGAAGTTACGCGCGTAACATGAGAATTTACTTGCACCGGCGGTGGGACCGCTTTCGCAACAGGGACAGACCATAATGGACAGCAGCATGAAGAGCGAGGAACGCTATGCACGATGCGCAGACACAAGTGGCCGGGTAGGCTGAGCCATGAACGCCACCACGCAGCCACCACGCAGAAGATAGCCAGGTCCCGCCGCTATGTCTGAAAACCCGCCACGTCCCCGGCGGGTTTTTTTATGCCCTGGGGTATTGCGTTACGCGCGTAACTCTGTAAGATGTCCCCATCGACCACGTTTAAACGGATTGGGGACATACCATGATCAACAGCCGCAGCAACAACGCTTCCGCACTGAGCCGCAAGGCAAACGCAGCGCTTCGCAACGCTGGCGTCGACGGCGTGAAGGTCAAGTGCGACGACTACGTTCGCGGCGGCACGGTCAAGGGTCCGCTTGCTGCTCTGATCGTGGCGCAGGGCGTGTTGGCGGCGGTAGGGATCGAAGTTTCACCGCTGGCAACGTATTCGTGGGGAACGCAGTTCTATATCCAGGCGGGGGAGCAGGCATGAGCATTGAACACGCAATGGAAGTGCAGCAGCTCCGCGACGAGTTGCAGCACGCGCGAAGCGTTGTAAGCAGGGCAATCAACACGCTTGAACAGGTCCGTCTTGCGTTGGAAGATGATGACATCGACGAAGCGTTGCGGATCATTACCGAGGCCACCAAGTGAACGACCAAGTGCGGGATACAATGGAACGGTCTCGTCAAGAGCTGTGGGGCGCATTCGTTCGACCGATCCGCTTATATGACCCGGCCTTTCTAGAGCGAGTGAAAGAAGCGGCCGAGGCAATGCGCCTTCTGGGCGAGTCCTTGGCAGCGTGTCGGCTCGCCGGCCTTTTCGCCGAGGCTGATGCTCGCCTTATCGCGCTGAAGGTGCAGGCAAGACGCAAGGGGCGGCCCGGCTGGAAGCACTGAGCGGACGCGCCTATCATGGCTGACCATCCACAAGGGGCCAGCCATGAAACCACGTCACGCGCTCGCGTTCGCCGCCATGCTGCTATTGGCGGCTGGCGCTGCTTGTGCTGCTGATTACACGATCACCAGGCCGCAGGTCCAGCTATGGTCCGGCCCTGGTGACGACATGCGCCCGCAGATCGACGGCGACGTCGTGGCGTTCAGCGCGGCCAGCGTCGATCTTGACGGCGGCGTGACGGTGCCTGTTCGCGGCGCAAAGGTGGACATCGGGCAACACGCCACGTTTGCCTGCGAGCTGATCGACCTGCCTGCCATTCGCGGGTGCGTGCTGGTGAGCGTGCAGAGCGCCGAGAGGCCGCAGCGCAAGGGCGAGGCGGTGAAGCTATGGTGAGGCTGTCGGCCGTGGTCTGTGCGGCCCTGATGGTGGCGTGCAGCTCACCGGCAGAAATGGCGCAGCATGCGACGTGCGAGAAGGCGCGGGACCTGGCGTCGAAGCTGATCGAGCAGCGCGCGGTGGGCATGACGGAGCGTGAGGCGCTGGCGGACCTATCGGCGCGGGGCGAGTATCAAATGGGCTACGTGGTCGACGGCGTGTTCCGCGCCAAGCCTGGCGAAAGCGTCGCCGTCACTCGGGACGATATCGTGCGGACGTGCCGCAAGGTGAGTTCAACCGGGGCGACTGATTGACTGGTATACGGCAGCCAGCGCACCGGACCCGGCCATGTGCCGGTTTTTTTTGCGCCTGAATTACTGCACTGCGAGCAGCTGGAATCGTGCAGTAATTCAAGACCGAGCAGGACAACAGGGACAACTTGAAAATTGGGGCTGCTGGCCGACTTCAGGCCGAACGCTCAATTTGCGACGATTTCGGGGGACTCATACTCACCCCGTACTCTAGGGCCATACTCTATGCCGTACTCGTTTTTCTGTATTATTATCAATTACTTATAGAATATGAGTATGGAGAGGATGGGTAAGTAGTCCAAACTTCTGCCGATGCTGGATATTGGGGACAATAGATGTCCCTCTTATCCTGATGTTGGGGAGCTATATGGGATTTCCGGTACTCACCCGTACTCACGTACTCAAGTCGTTGATATGTAAGGCGTGAATGCGAGGACGGCCGAAACTCCTATCCCCGAACGGGGATAATTGACGGCAGCGGCACAGTGGGGACAATGGGGACAGTCAATCGTCCCTTGTGTCCCCGCCTATGTCGAAGCCGCTCCCCGATAGCGTGCAGCAGATTGCCGAAGTCATCGGCGATGAATTGGCTTTGCGGCTCGTCGACAAATTGCCGCGCGCATTCTCAAAAGGCCACCGGGCCGGGGAGCCTGTGCTGTACGTGCCGAAGGTGTTGCCGCCGGATCATCGCTTGGTGGCAATTATCGGGTGGACCGACGCGCTGAAGCTGTCGAGACATTTCGGCGGCGAGCTGATGTTCCTTGCGACGTGTTCGCTCCATCGCAAGGCGACACGCAATGACGACATCCTGAAATTACTGGGGAGTGCATCGCCGGGCGCGGTGGCGATCCGGTTCGGCATTTCTGAGAGGCAGGTCCGAAGAGTCGCAGCGGCAGCGCGGGCGGACATTCCGCCAATGGAGCGCGGTCACTCGCGCACAAATCATGCGCCGGACATCCCGCAGGCGTCCGTTGCATGAATGAACCTGATTTGCTTGATCACGTCCCGACCTGGGCGAAGTACATCGTTACCGCCGTCGGTGGTGGTGGCGCGTCCTTGCTGTTTCTTCGGCAATGGTTGTCACAGTCGAACGTTGACCGCACCGCGAACGACGCGAATGCGCAGACGATCATCCGGCTTCAGGCGCAGGTCGTGACTGAGCGTGATCGCGCAGACCGACTGATGGTCGAGCGCGAGTCGATGGTGAAACAGATCGGCGAGCTGAGCGGAAAGGTTGAGGTGTTGTCGAGCCAGGTCGACCAGCTGACGGAGCTGGTGAGGGGTATTACTGGGGGCGAGCATGCCGCGACTCGCGCCTGACGAAGTTGGCGGCGTGAACGTCGCCGCATTCATGGACATGCTCGCGGTGTCCGAGGGCACTGACGACGGCCGACAGAAGACGCATGACGACGGCTATGACGTGATCGTCGGCGGCGGGCTGCTGGACAGCTACGCCGACCATCCCCGAAAACTGGTGAACCTGCCGCACTACGGCATCCGGTCGAGCGCTGCGGGCAGGTATCAGTTCCTGCGCGCGACATGGGACGACCTGGATGCACGGCTGGGCCTGCCTGACTTCAGTCCTGCGTCGCAGGATCGCGCATGTGTCGAGCTGCTGAAGCAATGCGGCGCCCTTGCGCTGCTGCAGGCCGGGAAGTTCGAAGAGGCAATGCAGGCAGCCCGGAAGATTTGGGCGAGCTTGCCGGGGGCTGGCTACGGCCAGCATGAGCAGGAGTTCAGCGACCTTCGGGTCGCGTATGTCCGTTTCGGGGGTGCAGCGTGAAGAGCTTGCCGGTGTTTGCGATCGCGTTCGTTGTGTGGTCGGTCGTGGCGTTCGCGGTCGGGTATCAGGTGAGGGACGGGCGCGCGGATGCGGCGGTCGCGGTGACTGCAACAGCGCAGGAAGCGGCGCGGGCTGACCAGGCTACCGAGGCGCGTGTGAACGATCACGCGAATGAGCAGGGAGCGGCAAAGGGCGAGGCGAAACGCGTCGACAAGAAAGCGGCAAGTGAAGTGAATTTCAAAACCATCGAAAGGACGGTGTACCGATATGTTCAAGCGAATCCTGATCCTGGCGGCTGCGACCTTGATGGCGACGGCTTGCGCGCATGGCGTGAAGCAAACGCCGGCCGACCCGCCCACTCCGAACCTGAGCATTCCGGCGGGGCAGCTGGCGGTGCCCGCTGACGATCTGCCGCAACCACTGAGCGGGCGGCGTGGCGACCTGCTGGCGAACCATGTCGACGTGGCGCATGCGTTCCACGACGTGGTCACGGATTACACGGCGCTGATCTGCACAGTGACAGGGGCGACGGGCATCACGATCAACGGGGCGGCACCCGTGCAGCCCGCCGCGTGCTGGCCGATATTCCCCCCGTCCGAGTCTGTGCATAAGTCTGTGGATAAGTCTGTGCATAAACATGGGTCCTCCCCGATGGGGGTGGGCCTGCGGGGTCCCTGACACCGCAGATATTGCAGTGTGCGAGGCCTTCGAAAACGGGTTTTCTGTTTTCGTCCAGATAGTCGAAACACAGGCAGGGCATGGCGAAGGGTGCTGGTCAGAAGGTAAACCGGAAGCAACTAGCGGGCGTGTTCGGCATATCGCTGCCGACGGTCGATGCCTGGTTGCGTGCCGGTTGCCCTTTTGACCAGCGCGGCGCCGCCGGTAAGGAATGGATTTTCGACACCGCCGACGTCATGCGGTGGCGAGAGCAGCGCGCAGCCGACGAAGCTGGCGGCCAGGATGTTCAGGACGACGCCGCGCTGAAGCGGCGGAAGCTGTCCGCTGAAGCGAAGATGGCCGAGCTTGAGCTGCTGAAGGAAATGGGCGAGCTGGCGCCCGTCGATGCAATGGAGCGCATCTGGGCGCGCATCCTTGCCGAGCTTCAAAGTAACTTGCGCGGTTCATTCGTCACGCGCTGCGCGTCGCAGCTGATCGGCGAAACCGACGACCGCGCGTTCAAGCGAATCCTGTTGGCTGAAGTCGATTCCTCGCTTGAGTGCCTTTCGGAAATGGATTTAACCGAAGACGACAGCGGCGAAGACGACGGCGACGACGATGCTTGATACTCGCGCGTTCGCCAACCACGCCGGCATCGCTCGCGCTGTGCGCACCGCACTGGCGATGCTCAAGCCGCCGCCGGACCTTCCGCCGAGTGCATGGGCGGAAGCGAACGTCCGCATCCCTACGGGTAACGCGATACCCGGCCCGTACCGCATCGCAAACGCGCCGTACCAGCGCGAGCCGATGGACCAGTTTGTTAACCCGGATTGCTACCGCGTCACGCTGAAGTGGGGCGCGCAGATCGGCAAAACGTTGACGCTGCTGTGCATCCAAGGCTACGCAATCGACATGCGGCCACGGTCGCAGATGATGATGCAGCCGAGCCAGGGCGACGCGCAGACATGGCTTGAGACGAAGTTCAATCCGCTTGTCGAGGCGTCACCAGGCATCGCGCGACGCATCGCCAAGCCGCGCGGGCGCGAGGGCGTCAACAACCAGCGGATGAAGTCGTACCCTGGCGGCTTCTTGATGATGGCGTGGTCGGGCTCGCCGAAGACGATGCGCGGTCGGTCGGCGCCGTTCATCGGGTGCGATGAAGTAGACGGCTATGCGCGGTCGCCCGAGGGGCATCCGGTCGGCCTGCTGTGGCAGCGCTCGGCCACGTTCGGCGACGACCGATTCCTCTTCGAAATCAGCACGCCGACAATCACCGGCGCGAGCTACATCGACGAATCATTCGAAGCTGGCGACCAGCGTCGATTCCATGTCATCTGCCCGCACTGCGAAGCGCGCCAGGCGATGCGCTGGGAAAACGTGACGTGGATCGGCCGCATGTCGACGTGCCTTGCCGATGCGCTGGAAGACAACGCGCACGACGACCACCAGCCGCAGACGGCCGCATACCGATGCGAGTCGTGCGCGGCGACGTGGAATGACGGCCAGCGCATCGCGGCCATTCGCACCGCCGAGGCCAATGGTGCGGGCTGGATCGCGGCGAAGCCGTTCAAGGGGCACGCGTCCTATCACTTGTGGGAAGCGTATTCGACGATGCGCAAGCTCGGCGACATCGTGCGCGACTACCTGGACAAGCTGAAGACCGACGATCTGCAGACGTTCGCGAACGTGTCGCTGTCCGAGACGTACGAAGAGGCTGGCGACAAGGCCGACCCGACAACGCTTGAGGCGCGCGCGCTGCCGTTCGCCGCTGAAGTTCCGATGGATGGCGTGTATCTGACAGCCGGCATCGACATGCAGCCGGACCGACTGGAAGTTGAGGTCGTCGCGTGGGGCGAGGGCGAGGAAAGTTGGAGCGTCGACTATCGCGTCCTGTGGGGTGACCCGCTTGCTGGCGACGTATGGGACGACCTGGACGCGTTCCTCGTCGGGACGTACCAGCATGAAACCGGCGCACCCATGCCGATCATGGCCGCGTGCCTGGATACCGGCGGCAACAAGGGTTATACGCAGTGCGCCTATGACTACCTG